GGATTTATTTTCAAATAAGTCATAAGCAGCAGAGAGATCTCCGAGATTTGCTTTAAACTGACCATTCGCACCAGTAGCAGCGTAGTTAACACCACCCCCTAAAGGATAAGTTACATTACCTAGAGCATTAAAGATAACTCCTTGAGCATCTTGTCCCCAGATTCCTCCAGCAACGCCGATTGCAGTAAACGAACTAGACTTAACACCAGAAGTGGTTGTAAATCCAGTTGCTCTTGGTTCTGTCTGGAAATAGTTGTCAGCGGCTGATGATGGGTTCCATCCTGCATATAGATTTTCACTATTAAGAGCAAGATAGTCCTTATAGTAAAGTCTTATAGGAGAAGCAACAGCAGATACTGCATCGGATGCTTTGGATATTGAAATATTCTTTTCAAGAATACTACCCTGAACACCTGTTAATGAACCTGAATCATCTACGACGACCACATGCATCGCATCGTTTTGACCACTTCTGTCTACACTAAACTGGTTAGTAAGTGGTTTAGATGCCACTTGTTTCCAATAAATTACACTATTATCCAGTCCTAGTGTCTGTTCATTATACCAATCTTTAACAGTTTGAGCGACTCCTACATTAGTAAATCCTAATCGACCTGAACCATTGTCAGTGTTAATACCAGCAGTGTTTACAGCTCTGATCTTTACACCACTCGTAAATGATGCACTAGAATCAAATTCACTATAATCAATGTAAGTTTCTGTACCGATGGTAGCACCAGTTTGTTTCACCCTAGAAACAACCTTAACATCGATTGTGCTGTTACCGTTGGTAGTATCAGTGGAGACTCCAGTAATAATACCTTTAACATATCCATTTGTTGTAGCAGTTGTTCCTACCCCAACTTCAGTTCCACTATATGCAGCAGTAACACCTAATCCTATACTAAATCCAAGATCATTTAGATTAGTCGTTGTAATACCGATAATCTGATCTGCCATATCATCGATGGTACAGACTTTTAATCCATTAGCCCATGTACCTGGATTCTTAGCAGCATATGTCCAACCACTCGTTATATCAGTGTAGTTGGCATTATAATCATCAAAGTTTTTAATCTTTGCTGAGTTAGTAGATGCAATTCCTACACCTCCAATTGGAGCACCTGCATTTGCATTATTGAGGTTTGCACCATCAACTCTTGCAACCTTAAGAATACCACCGTATGAAAGGAAAGATGATGCACTCATCCAATACTCATACTGCCTATCGGTTGATAAGGGTTTACCGTAAGCATTAATTAAATCTTGCTCTGTACTAATATCAATTGCTTCTTCTACAGGCCCAATTTGGAATGGTCCTGCTAAAGCACCGACATTAGCTAATACGTTATCTGCTCTTCCTACAGTTAGGTCAACCTCCCTAACCACTACTCCAGGAGATAATTGAGGAGTCGCCATATTCTTCTCCGAAATACTCTGATTTATCTAAAAATATTTATTGTTTTTGACATTTTCGACGGGGAAACATGACGTGAACAATTACCAATCAGGGTAACACCCCTCTGAAAAAGGATTGTCTTTTCTTCTAGTTCTTACTATTCTTTGGATGGTGCATACCTTACATTCATAAGAATAAGAAGATGCAACAGGGCCTCTATCTTTATGAGTTCTATAAAAACCCTCAATTAAATTTTTTTCTTCTCCACAAATTCTACAAACTCTATCAGATAATAATAAGTGTCCTAACTTTATTTGCTTATCTATTTCCATTACAATACTTGAACAACTCCTACCACATCTGGTATTTCGTGCATTAATTTACTTTCTATACCCTGCTTCAAAGTCATGGTACTCATAGCACATGTCTCACATGCACCACCTAATTTTACTTTAACATATCCTGTTTCGTATTCGATTTCATAAAGTTGAAGGTATCCACCATCAGCTTCAATATAGGGAATAAGTTCCTCTAACACTTTGAGTACGTTTTCTTCTGTTAGTTCCATGTGCGTTGCCAAATAATGTTGTCGTTTAAGGTATTCATAGTAATGATCCATTAAGAGAGATACTCCCACATATATGATTTATCTCCATACTCATCTGCTTGAAACCATCTATCTCCATCCTCATCAACAAAACTTGCTTGATCCATTCCATCATCCATAAAACCAAATGGAGCCATATCTTGTTCTATTGCATTCTTCTGTTCTTCATATAATCTTTTTCTTACATCTTGATCAGTAAGTTCTTTAAAGTAATCCTGTGCCACTAACCATGCATAGATTACAAGACACATTGCCAAATCATCATTACATCCTTCCTCTGCTTCAAAAGTATTTCCTTTTTGGATGAATGTAGTAAGTTCACTCATTATCTCATAATCACAAGAAAGGAGTTTATCTGATTCAATCAGTGTTTTTAAATTCAAAGCACCAACCTTCTTAACAGTCTTGGACATCTTAACTCCCAGTTGAGTCTTCTTCCCAGAGAATCCCTGACCAACAACTTGACCTGCTCTACCTCTCATAGAACACATAAGAAGATTTTTATACTCTAAATCAAAATTTAATATAGATGCTACCTGATCTCCCACATCATTTACTTCACATAAAACAAATGCATCATTATAACTCTTTCCTACTTCATCTATGATACTAGGAAAAAGCATAGCCTTAATTTCATTATTTCTATATTTTGCTACTACGGCATGAGGAAACTCTGTAATATCAACTACAATAAATGCAGAGTAATCTTTACCCACTCCTCTTGCAACATCCACTGCCATTGCATAATCATGACCTTTTTGAGGTGGAACATATACATCCAAACCACCACTTTGAGTTTCTGGTTGTTGATATACCATACTTCTCAGTTTCGCTGGATTGATAAGAGTATCAACAGATCCTAGAAACTCACACTCAAACTCAATCTTAAACTGTTGCTCTGATGTGTTAGCAATAGTTTGTTCTTTCCAAACTTCATCTCTACCAGGCACTTCTGACCAATGAACATCAGTTGGAATATATTCATTCTTACCTCTCTCTGCATCATGCCAATACCTATAGAAATGGTTCATCCCATGAGGGGTTGAAACCATTATTACTTTTGTGCTTTTACCAGAAGTAATAGTAGGATAAACACTAGCAAAGAAAGAGTCAGCGATGTGATTGGGAACAAAAGCAAACTCATCCAAGAAGAGGATGTTGAAAGACATACCCCGAACAGCACTAGCACTAGTGGAAGCTGCCAAGATTTTACTACCATTTTCTAACTCCAATGAACCTTTATTCCATGCTATGATTCCCTGCTGCATCCACTTAGGAAGATTCTCATAAGCAGTCTGCAATCTCCCCAGTAAGTCTCTGGCAGTTGCTGCTTTGTTAGCAAGAATACCAATATTCACATTATCATTAAACACAGCATAATGTAATAAGTATGATACCGACGTAGTAGACTTACCCGTCTGACGAGGCATCTTACAAATGTTAAATCTATTCTCGTGAAAATTTTGAATTAGTCTTTCTTGAAAATCATAAGGTTGGAAAGGTACAAGACCTTCATCAAGAGAAACAATCTTTACATGTTGTTTTGCAAAATATACAGGATCATTCTTACAAGCCATAAACTCAAGGATTTGTTCCTGAGTAAACTCCTGTGCAACATTCGCCTTTTTTAAGAGGGGATTGCCTAAATAAATGTCATCCATAATAACCTCCTACATCATTTCATATTTGCCAAATTTTTTATCGTGTTCAATTGTTTTTCTTTGTAGTTCTAATATTTTTTCTAAATTCTCTACTTTCTTTTTGAGACTTTTAGTTTCTTCCTCCTGTCTGGAGGAGAGGTTCTCCTTGGTCATAGTTGGAAACTTGGTAAGACCAGAGTTGAGCACCAGGATACACTTTTCTCACTTGATCCAGTACTTCTCTGCGTGAGGGTTTTTTGACTTGGGGGAAAAACATTTTTATCATGTAGCCTTTTCCTCTCCAGCCAACATAGACATCTATTATGTTACCGATTTTAGATGGAATGCGAGTGGATTCACTTACACCACCACCATTGCCACCATTAGATCCATTGCCATTTCCATTACCATTTCCATTGGTTCCGTTACCGTTACCATTCTTCTTTCCATTGTCATCATCTTGTTCAAGATACCCTCTAGCACCTACATGGTAACCACTAGGAATGTTTCTACACTTCTTCCTTTGATTACAATAATATTGGCCAGGAGGACACTTTTTCATAAAATAATAGAGTCTACCTTTATATTTATGCTTTTATTGCACTGTAGATGACTTTAAAGACTGTGCTATCGGATGAATCAGGATAACCGAGCAATCTTAAAGTTCCACTATTGATATCAGTTGAATATGTTGCTATACCTACAGATGGTTGATTTACATTACCATACTCAGTCATATATGAATTTGTTCCATCATGAACTACCTTTACTAATGAAGTATTATAACTACTTCCTTTTACAGCTTGGATTTGATAATCAACAGATCGATAACTAGATGCAGTTAAGGATACTAAGGTAGCCGCACCTGTTGCAGTTGTTGTTACTGTTGCCGATTGAACCAGACCATTCTCCATTGACAATTTACTGGTTGTCTCGTTTCCGACTATGTATGGCATGGGTTTATGTTGCGGTTTCTAGAATACTTAAGATGCATTTCAAAGTTGAGTTTGCACCAGCAGAAATTTGTATTGAGTCATTTGTTTCTAATACTAATTTTCCATCCATAGGGACAAAAGCATCATTCACTGGAACATTAGCACCTTTTATAATTTCTGTGGTGGTGCTACTTCTTACATGAGACATTGTTACAGTAGTATCAGAAGATCCATAATTAGATATATGTGCATAAAGGACAATAGAAGTATACCCCGTAGGAGCAGTATACATTGTTTGATTCGAGGTAGTTAATACCAGAGTCTCAGTTTGGAATTTATTAAGTGCTAATTGGGCCATCTTAACTTAGTGCTAGGATAAATGGTGTCATTTCTGAGAATAGACTCTTACTAAATGATCTTCCACTAATTGTACCAGTAGTTTGATCAATTTGGAAGTCATCACCTATTCGGAAATTACCTGACTGGTCAGTACTAGTGTAAACTACACTTCCACCGTTTGAGGTAACAACTTCATTTGCTTGAATAGTTACTCCACCACGTTTAGGTGTAGCAGATGCTATGTCATTTCCAGAACCAATATATTCAAAAGTATGAGAACTAGCAATAATTTTACTTTGCTGATGGAAGAATACAGTGCTTCCTACACCAACAGTATTGATCAAGTTTTCTGCAAGAGTTAACGTAGTAATTCCAGATGTTACTGGAGTTGAACTATTTATTGTATAGTAAATTGGTGACATTACCGCAGTTGCAGCTCCATTAGATCCACCACCACCGCTAAGGGTAACATCAGGAGTTTCGGTATACTGACTACCACTACTAATGATAGTAATAGAAGCAATTGAGTCTCCTTCAAGAGTTGCAAATGCTGTGCATGTTTCTCCACTAGGGCCAGAAGGAGCATCTAAAGTCACCGTAGGGGTAGAAGTATAACCACTACCTCCATTTGTTACGGTAATAGATTCC